TGCGCGCCGTGCCGGTGTACGTGCTGACGAAGTGATGGTGCTATACTGAGAGCGTCTTCGATTGGTCTCCTAGACATTGCGCGCGCGCATCCACAGCGGTGCGCGCGTTGCATTTTAAGCCGGTAAACCGTTTCATGTTGCAGGCTGACAGACCTATAGCCGTTCAACCGTTTTATGTTGCAGGCTGGCAGACTTATAGCCGGAAAAATCCGAACAGGTGTTCTAACTGCGCAAAATGCCTTGTTTTATAGGCGAAACTCGTAGGGTAAAACACTTGACAAGTTGCTAACCTTGCCTGTATACTTAAGACATAGAGGGCAGCACAAGCAGCCCGGCAGACAACGAAAGGGAGACCAACCACATGAACGCAACGACCGCCAAACAAATGACAGCGATTGACTACAAGCTGCGCGCCGATAATGAGACTATGCTGCTGGCGCGCATCACGAATCAACTGACGCCAAAAGTTGACGAAGATGCAATCGCATTTCAGGATCGCCAGACGCACCGCCTCGGTTGCGCAATCGCCAACTTCACCAACTTCGACGGCATCGCCATCATGCGCATTTTTGCGGAAGCGCTGGAGGATGCAAACTGGCACAGCGAGTGCGCGCAGGTGCGCGGCTGGATTGCAGCGCAAGAATAATCAACACCAAGCCGGGCGCGTCTGAGCTAGGGCGCGCCCACTAGCAACTGGAGACCAACATGAACCGCAGAACCCTTACAGCTACGCAGGCAGAGCAGCACGCGCTGACGATGGCGCTGGTGCTGGCGATCACGGCCAAGACCGAAGCTAACAGCCAGCGCGCTGTGCTGGCGGCTGGCTTCTTCGCCGGCCGCATGCAGCCGCTGCAGGTTGCGCAATGCCAGACCGAAGCCAAGCGCATCGTGAAGTCCGCATATAACTAACAGGAGACCACTATGACCATCGAACCAATCGACCTGCAGACAATCTCGAAGCTACTGAACGTGATCGGCGCGGAGCGCAGCGATGAGAACGACCGGGCGCTGCTGCGCGTGCGCGACCGCGCAATCGTGGCACTGCGCCAAGCGCGGGAGCTGATGGCGGACGTAGACGCCGCGCTCATCGACTACATGAACCTGAACCAGTGCGATCTGGAAATCAGCGAAACCGAGCGGCTGTACGTAGGCAGCACGCGCGTCACCAAGAGCATCGACGATCAAGAGATACTGATGGCAATCCTAGAAGCCGGCAACGGCAACATGGAGCTGCTGACCACCGGGCCGGGCGGCATGCTGGGCAGCCAGCCGTGGAAGTCCGGGGCGGTGCGCGCACTGATCGGCGACGCAAAGTTCAACAAGTGCTTTACCACCGAGACGAAGCTGGACATCAAGACCGGCAAGCCGGCAAAGTCCGTCAAGGTGGCCGACAGCCGCTTCGGCCCGAAGGACTGACTTGACAACTTGACAACGGCGCATATACTTAAACACAAGGAGACCACCATGAACGACAAAACACCGCAGGACAACGAGCCAAAGCCAGAGCCAGAGCTGACGCCATTCGCGGCCATGCTGGCATCGCTGGACGCCGCCATCAGCAGCATCGACAACATCAACAACGATCTGCGCATACTGCGCGAGGTGCTGGCATGAGATTTCCAGATGACCGCAAGCACGAGCACAAGCCGCCGCACGCCGAAGTCTGCGTCAGCTTCTGGCTGGACGCCGAGATGCACCGGCAGCTGCACAGTTTCGCGCACCGGGTGCAACTGACGAAGAGCGAAGTGATCCGCGACGCGCTGATCGAGCACATGGAGCGCAAGCGCAAGTTCACGAACCTGATACCACGACCGGCGCCAGCGCCACACGCTGGCAGCGAAGAGTAGACACAGGAGACCATCATGATACAAGGCAACGAACTGACACAGATCGAGACGGTGCTGGTGGCCGGCGACTTGGCCAAGCTGAGCGCGGACCAGCGGCTGACGTACTACCAGCGGCTATGCGAGAGCTTAGGCTTGAACCCGCTGACGCAGCCTTTTCAGTACCTGCAGCTGAGCGGGAAGCTTGTGCTGTACGCGACGAAGAGCTGCACCGAGCAGCTGCGCCAGCTGCACGGCGTCAGCATCACCGGCATCACGAGCGCGCAGGTGGGCGATGTTTACATCGTGACCGCGACGGCGATGGACAAGAACGGCCGCACTGACTGCGCGACGGGCGCGGTGGCAATCGCCGGGCTGAAGGGCGACGCGCTGGCGAACGGCCTGATGAAGGCGGAGAGCAAGGCAAAAAGGCGGTTGACTTTGTCACTGTGCGGGCTAGGGATGCTGGACGAAACCGAGATCGAGACCATCGCAGGAGCGGTGCGGGCACCAGTGGCACTGCCGGTGACAAATGGGCACGCAGTGGCGCCAGTGCCGGCGCCGGACCCGCTGCCAGCGGTGGACGCTGAGCCGGAGCCGGTCAACGAGATCACTGACCTGCAGGGACTGTGCAACTGGGCGATTGACTTGTGGCCGGATGTGTTCACCGGCGACGATGCCGTGAAGGCGGCGCTGCGGGCGCACGGCACGAAGACGTGGAGCAAGAACACGGACGTGGCTTCTCTGCAGCGCATGCTGGAGCACGTGGCAAAGTTGCGAACGCTGTGAGGCGCGAGTTCGGGACGGGCACGTGGCGCGAACGCGCCAAACTGTACGATGATCAGTGCCGTCGCAGCGTTGCGGCGGCCATAGCAACGAAGGAGACAAACATGGAACCACCGAAGGCACCGAACTACAGCAAGCTGAATAGCGGCGAGTGGGGCGTGCGGCTGGAAGGCACTGCCAAGACCGGCGACATCGTCAACGTGGTGCGCAAGGACGGCAAGGTCAAGCCGGAGAAGCTGGGCAAACTGGTGTGGGAAGGCGGCGGCGCGCAGCTGTACGCCATCGACAAGGGCGACGCGCAGGAGGTGGCGATATGAATCGCATTAAACTGTATCTGACAGACGAAGAAACCAGAGGCCTGAGAGCTGAGGCTGACCGCCAATTAAGAGGCATAAGCGAGCAGGCGCGCTGGTGGATACAACAGGCGATTGCCGCAACAGTTGATCTTAATACATCCGTGCACGTGAGCGCCATCGACAAATCCGAAGTGCAGCCGGTGGCGATATGAGCTGGCTGCCGATGATCTTCGCCGTTACCGTACTGCTGGGGGTGGCGATCTACCTGAGCCCTAGATCTGGCGGTTGACACCGGGCGGGGCGTTCGAGTAAGATAAAGGCGCCTCCCAAGCGGACACCGTGCGCGTCAGAGTTCAACTGATGCGCACGGTCCGACAACTGACCGCCGGCACGCAGGCGGCAGCAACATAACGAGAGCGAGCACTGCGAGCGTGCAGCGAGAGTGATACACACACGGCAGACGCGCCGCCGAAAGACCCCGGCGCTGTACTCCACCAGCTGCAAAGCTGATGGGGGGGAGGGGGGGGGAGTCGCGATTTACAAGGACATCGTTGAAACACTAGTAAAAAGCATATATATATATAACTTAAGTTGAACCTATAAGTTGAGGACAAAACGACGGCCTGAAGATAATGCGATAATCTAAAGCCGTGGAAATCCACGGGATAAGCCATCGAATTCGATGGGATTACAGGAGACCAACATGGAAACTACAGAGGCGAATCAGAGATACGGCAGACGGTATACAGACGGAGTGAGCGAGCGCACCGGAGAAGACGCTGGGCTTCGAGGATGGAAGGCATCCGGCCGGCACGGCTACAAGACCGACATCATGGAGCAGATGGCGAAGGCGTGCGGCTACGGCACGAAGCTGGTGCAGCACTGGCTGCGCGACCGCATGAACCCTGCAGCGGTTGACTTTTTCGAGGCGTGCAAGCTCTGCTGGGAGTACGAACTGCCCGGCTACTTTATGAGCGGCACGGTACTGGAGGACTGGTACGCTGGGGACTGGCGCGGGAAGAAGGCGCAGGTGCCGACACCGATGCAGCTGTTTGAGCGGGCACTGATGGTGCACGGCCGGCTGGAAGCTGAGCGCGAGGCTGACGCGCACCGTGCGCCGGTGGCGAAGCGCGTGTCTGCGCTCGATGCAGAGCCGGCCGCTGGCGTGTATGATACGGGCGAGACACTGATATGACAGCCTTCGAGCTATTACAGGGCGACTGCTTGCAGCAGCTGGCGACGCTGCCAGCCGCGAGCGTGCAATGTTGCGTTACTTCACCCCCGTATTGGGGACTAAGGGATTACCAAACTTCTAGTTGGATTGGCGGTGACGAGAACTGCGACCACGTTGCAGATTCTTCGAAAACTAAAAAATTTGGCAATGATGCCTTTAACGAAAACAGACCAAGCCGCGAAGAAACCAAAACTGCCGGTTATTACTTTAGGGATATATGCAGTAAGTGCGGTGCGAAACGCAGTGATTTACAACTTGGGCTTGAGCAAACACCCGAAGAATACGTGGCTAATATGGTGCTTGTATTTCGCGAAGTTTGGCGCGTGTTGCGCGATGACGGGACACTGTGGCTGAACTTGGGGGACAGCTACGCGCAAGCAAAGGCTGGCGCTAATGATGGTGTTCCGCTTGAATGGCAGCGGCCAAGTAGATCTAACAAAAGCAAAGTAGCAAAAACATTTCCGGGCATCAAGCCCAAGGATCTAGTCGGCATCCCGTGGCGTGTGGCGTTTGCGCTGCAGGCAGACGGCTGGTACTTGCGGCAGGACATAATTTGGGCGAAGCCAAATCCAATGCCGGAGAGCGTGACCGACCGCTGCACGAAGGCGCACGAGTATATTTTCCTGCTTACAAAGTCGGCACGGTATTACTACGACAACGAGGCGGTGAAGGAGCCGTCTATCTGTACGGATGATGCCAGATTTGGTGGGCCACGCATTAAATACGACGGCAAAACCGGATTGACTGCATCGCCGGATTTTCAAGGTCAGCGGAGCGCTGTCACTATCAGAGAAACCAGCAACAAGCGCAGCGTGTGGACAGTCACCACCAAGCCGTTCAAGGGCGCGCACTTTGCCACATTTCCGCCAGACCTGATTGAGCCGTGCATCCTTGCGGGAAGCGCAGCCGACACGCTGGTGCTCGACCCGTTCAGCGGCGCAGGCACGACCGGCGTGGTGGCCGTGCAGCACGGCAGGCGCTACATCGGCATTGAGCTGAACCCTGATTATTTGGAGATGAGCCGCAAGCGCATCCAGCTCGTGCGCGACAGCCTGACCGTGCCGATGTTTGCAGACGCATGACCGCATCGCGCGTTGACAGCAACCAGCCGGAGATCGTGGCAACGCTGCGCGGCATGGGCTGCACCGTGCAGCACCTGCACGCAGTCGGCAAGGGCGTGCCGGACCTGCTCGTAGGCTGCCGAGGCGTCAACCTGCTGGTGGAAGTCAAGGTCGACGGCAACGAGCTGAACGACCTGCAGGGCGCGTGGCACACGAAGTGGACCGGGCAAGCCGTGATCGTGCGCAGCCCGGAACAGGCGGCCGAGCTGGTGCAGTCAGTCTGGGGCGCCACCGCTGAGCCGGGACCGCACAAGTGGCACCGTCTTTAAGGCCGGCATGGATACCGCGCACCGATGAGCAGCGCGAGCGGCGGCGTTTTACACACGCGCTCTGCGCAGAGCGGCGCAAGGCGCAGCGCAGGCAGCACGCACTGCGCTATACCGGCGACTGCGTTTGCACGCACGAGGGAGCGATCCGGGCGCAGTGCATGGCCGGCATCTTCGGCGTGGATTGCGGCACGCACTACGAGTACACGAGCACCGGCTGCGAGTTCGACACCGTCACGCTGCTGGCAAAACGGCCAGCGCGTTAATAGCCTATACTGGAGACCATGATGAAAAACATTCCGTTCAAACTTCCGACCGTTACGAAGACCGCAGCAGTCAAGCTGAGCGTGGCCGCCTTCATCGGCGCTGCCATGCTGACTCTGGCAGTGGCTGGCAGCACCGGCACATCGCACGCCGAGACCGCCACGCCGCCAGCACCGACCGCAACCGTGGCGCCGATGACCGTGGGCCAGCCGATGATGCTGCAGGACGCAGCCGGCAACACCATTATGATTATGCAAGGCTCGACGTTCTACATCTTCCCGAAGGCAGCACCAATCCCAAAACCGTAAGCCTGCCGCCGGAGCACGACCCGGAAGCAGGCGAAATACAGCCGACGCCAGACGCGAAGCCGATGACCGCGCTGCCGGCAAACAAGCCGTTCAAGGTGTTCATCGTGCGCGTCAGCTACTACTGGCCGGCACTTGGCGGGACGAACTGCTACCCGACGAACTGGATCAAGGACAAGCAGCACCCGATGGGCGGCACGTGCCGAAGCAAGCTACTGGGCGAGCCGTGGAGCAGCTGGGCGGGCGTCGGCGCGGCGTGCCCGCCATCGGTAGACCTGCGCCAGCGCATCTTCATCGAGAAGCTGAACCGCAGTTTCTACTGCGTCGACCGGGGCGGCGCGATCCAAGACTTGTACGATGGCAGCGCCTTCATCGACCTGCTGCAACCGGCGCCAGCGTGGTGGCCAGACGCCGACGTGATCACTGATTACCTGTGTCCGTCGGGGTGCATTACTTCGCCGGCTTATGTGATGGAATGAGCGCCGCGCTTGACATCCTGACGCCAGCCGGCAAGGTTACGAAGGAGCAAGAGCTGCACGCTTACGTGATATTCCAGCGCTATCATCCCGGCTATACAATCAAGCACACGGACAAGGACAAGCCGGAGCCGTTCGACGGCTGGCTGATGCAGGACGGCAAAGTGCGGGCGCTGGTCGAAACCAAGTGCCGCGCTGATGTGGACTATCACGAATTTGTGCGCAGGTATAAAAACACTTGGCTGATTACCGAGGCGAAAATAAAGTATGCGGCCGACTGCGCAAGGCGCGAGCGGGTGCCGCTGCTGGGCTTCTTGTATATCGTGCGCGGGCAAGTGCTGCTGGTAAAAAAGCTGACGGACAAAAACGGCGCAGTGATTGAGCACCGCACAGAAAAGACGAAGACGCAAGCCACGGTCAACGGCGGGCTGGCTGAGCGGCTGAATGCGTTTATTGACATGGCCGGCTGCGAGCCGATGCAGATGCTGGGGCACATCGCATGACACCGGACAACAAGCACTTCATGGCGGGGCTGCTGATGGCGGCGGTGCTGATTGCCGGCATAGCGGTGGAGCTTGTGCTGGTGGCGCGCTGGTTCAAGTGGCCGTACTAGACCTGCTGCACGGTGACTGCCGTGCGGTGATGGCCGGGCTGCCAGCCGCCAGCGTCGATGCCGTGGTATGTGATCCGCCGTATGGGCTGAGCTTCATGGGCAAGGACTGGGACCACGGCGTGCCGGGCGTGGCGTTCTGGAGCGCAGCGCTGCGGGTGGCGAAGCCGGGCGCGCACCTGCTGGCGTTCGGCGGCACGCGCACATTTCACCGGCTGGCCGTGGCGATTGAGGACGCAGGCTGGGAGATCCGCGACACGGTGATGTGGGTATACGGCAGCGGGTTCCCGAAGTCGCATAATGTGGGCAAGGGCATCGACAAGGCGGCGGGAGCGGAGCGGGAAGTTGTGGGAAGGAAGATTGGTGCGCTGCCTAACGGAACAAATAAGCTCATGACTGATGCGCTGAAGCCTATACTCGACATCACCGCACCAGCCACGGAAGCCGCGCGGCAGTGGAACGGCTGGGGCACGGCGCTGAAACCAGCGTGGGAGCCGATCATCGTGGCACGCAAGCCGCTGGAAGGCACAGTTGCGGCGAATGTGCTGGCGCACGGCACAGGGGCGATGAACATCGACGGGTGCAGGGTGCAAGGCGCACTGGAAGGCGATCCCAACCGCTTTGCTAAGACGGATGGCGGCTGGGGCGTCAAGCAATTCCACGATGCGCCAGTGGTTCGCGCCTCCGGTCGCTGGCCAGCCAACCTAATCCACGACGGCAGCGACGAGGTGACGGAGCTGTTCCCAAACGTTAAGGCGGGCACGGCGGTGCGTCACAATAGTGGCGGCAATACGTTCGGCGGCGACAACGCAAAGCCGCCGATGGATGATATGGGCTACGCCGACTCCGGTTCCGCCGCGCGCTTCTTCTACTGCGCGAAGGCGAGCAAGGCGGACAGGGACGAAGGGTGCGAGGGGATGGAGGCACGGCTCGCCATGCGATACGGAGAGAAAGCACAAGGGCCGCTGCCGCAGCAGACGCCAAGCAAGCCAGTGCCGCAACGCAACCACCACCCAACCGTCAAGCCGACTGCCCTCATGCGCTACTTGTGCAAGCTCGTAACGCCGCCAGCCGGCACGGTCCTCGACCCGTTCATGGGCAGCGGCTCAACCGGCAAGGCCGCACGCATGGACGGCTTCGGCTTCATCGGCATCGAGCAAGACGCCGAGTACATCGCCATCGCGCGCGCACGCATTGCGCATGCAGTACAATCACCAGCACAGCAACCGCTGCACATATAGGGAGATCACAATGCTAAAAATCCACAACCTACTGCAGAGCCGCAAGTTCTGGGCGCTGGTAGCATCGGCAGTCGCGATCATCGGCGCGTGGCAGACCGGCGGCATGGCCGGCAACGATGCGGCCAACACGCTGGTGGCTGCGCTGGCAGCGTACAGCATCGCCACGGGGATCGAGGACAGTGGGCAAGGCTAAAGACCCGGCAACGACTGCGGCCAACAAGAAGCGCAGACAGAGCAACCTGATCGAGTGGAAGCCGGGGCAGTCCGGCAACCCGAACGGTCGACCGAAGAAGGGGCAGAGCTGGGCGGAGATAATCCGCGAGCTGGGCGACATGACGCCACTAGCCGCCAGCGACAAGTGCATTTCCATCGCGCGCGAGCTGCGCAAGCTGGGCGGAGACGCCACGCTGAAAGAGCTGGTGGTGCTGCGCTGCTACGTGCAGATGCTGATGGAGCCGCAGCCGTCGATGCTGGTGGCGTTGATGAACAGGGCCGACGGCATGATCCCGCAGCAGCTGCAGCACGTCGGCGAAGATGGGGAAGCTATAAGGATGCAGGTATTTGACCACGGTAATTTCACTGCCGCACTTGCGGGCAGACCAGCTGAACATAGCAACGGCAACGGCACGCATTAAGATGATCGCCTGCGGCCGGCGCTGGGGCAAGAGCACCCTAGCCGGCACGATGGCACTGACAGCGGCAGACGTGGGCGGGCAGGTGGCATGGGTGGCGCCGACGTATGCGAACAGCCGGCCGATGTGGCGCTTCTTGGAAAGCCTGACCGCGCAGACGGACATGGTGCAGGCGCACAAGACGGACCGCAGCCTGAACTTCTTGCACGGCGGCCGCATCTCGGTGTTCACCGCCGACAACGACATCGCACTGCGCGGCGAAGCCTTTGACTACGTCTTCATCGACGAGGCGGCGCGCGTCAGCGAAGCCACGTACCAAGACGTGCTGCTGCCGACGCTGGCAGACCGAGACGGCAAGCTGGTGGCGATCAGCACGCCGAAGGGGCGCAATTGGTTCTGGCGCGAGTGGCTGCGCGGTGCCGAGCACACGGAGAACTACGCCAGCTGGACCGCACCGAGCAGTGACAACCCGCTGGCGAACATCCGCAAGGCAGCCGAGCTGGCGCGCGAAAGCGTGGCATCGCAGACATACCGGCAAGAGTGGCTGGCTGAGTTTGTAGAGGACGGAGGCGGCGTATTCCGGGGCGTGCTGGATTGCGTGCGCGAGCACCCGACCGAGCCTGAGCCGGGGCGCAGCTACGCGATGGGCGTGGACTGGGGGCGCACAAACGACGCGACGGTGTTTACCGTGATGTGCATCGAGACGGCGCAGGTGGTGGCAGTCGAGCGCATGCAGGACACGGCCTACGCGCTGCAGCTTGACCGCCTGCAGAGATTGCACGCGCGCTGGCAACCGTATGCTATACTCGCGGAAGCCAACTCAATGGGCGGGCCGCTGGTGGAAGCACTGCAGCGGCTTGAGCTGCCGGTGCAGTCGTTCACAACCACTGCAATCACAAAGCCGCCACTTATAGATGCGCTGGCGCTTGCCATCGAGCGCGGAGACATCGGGCTGACAAACAACACCACGCTGCTCACTGAGCTGCAAGCATACGAAAGCGAGCGCCTACCGTCGGGCGCTGTTCGCTATTCAGCACCGGGTGGCATGCACGACGATCACGTTATAAGCCTTGCGCTTGCGTGGCGTGCAGTGGCGCGCGGCGGGCCAGTGGTACTATTCGGGGCGTAATGACAACAACAAAACAACTGCTCAACATCGGCGGACACACGAAGGCGACCATCGCGATCCCGGGCTGGGCGCAGGAGATGATCGACCACCCGGAAGGCGTCGGCAACACGACACAAGCCTACGGCAAGGTGCCGCAGATGTATCGGGCAGTGATGCTGCGCGCCAACGCGCTGGCATGCGTGCCGTTCATCGTGCGCAAAGGTGAGAAGCTTGTAAGCTGGCCATTTCCACAAACGCTGAGCAAACTGCTGGGCGAGATGGAGGCCAGTCTGATGGTGGCCGGCGGTGCGTACGCGCTTAAACTACAACCTGCAAGTGGCGGCAATCGCACCGTTGGGCTGCAATTCCTGACGCCGAACAGCATGACGGTCAAGTACGATGCGCGCACCCGCAAGACGGAATACCGCCAGCGCATCGGCAACATGGAGTACGGGCCGTGGGACAGCGAGCGCATGCTGTTCATGCGCGAGTTCAGCTTTGTGACGGAAGTGGGCAACGGACTGGCGCCGGCACAAGTGGCGCTGCCGGCCGCTAATCTGCGCATTGCGATGCAGGACTTCGCCAGCGGCTTCTTCGCGTCGGGCGCGCAGCCGATGACACTGCTGACCATTGCGGGCAACCCGGCGCCGACTGAGGTGGACCGCACCGAGCGCTTCTTCAAGCGCAGCATGCAGGGCGTGCGCAATGCGTGGCGCGTGCTGGCGATGCGCAGCGAAGTGACCGTGCAGCCGATCACGCCGGCGATCAACACGATGGCGATGCCGGAGATGCACGAGACCACCACGCGCGAGATAGCGGCGGCCTTCGGCATACCGCTGAGCCTGCTGACGAGTGACAGCGCAAACTATGCGACGGCGCAGTCGGACATGCGGCTGTTCTATGAGAACACGATCAAGGCGCGGCTGATGATGTACGAGGCCGCGCTGAACGAGCAGGTGCTAAGCGCGATGGGCTTGCAGATCAAGTTCACGCCGGAAGCCTTGTCGATCTACCAAGAGGACGAAGCCGAGCGCAGCGGTGCGCTGCTGAACTTGGTGAACGCCGGCATACCGCTGAACAACGCGATGCTGATTTTGGGATACGCGGTGGAAGACGTGACCGGCATGACGAGTGCGCTGGAGACGGTGACAACCAGCGGCGCGGTGGTGGCGGTCGACGCTGCACCGAAGGCGCTGAAGGCTGAGCCGGATGATGACGAGTGGCTGGACAGCTGGGCAGACGGCACGGGCGGCGACGAGTACGCTGCGAAGGCGCACCGGGACAGCATGGGGCTGGAGCTGAAGGCGTGGGCGAAAGTGGCCGGCAAGGACTTGGCGCGCGCGCTTGAGTTCAACTGCGAGCAGGTGGTGCCGGAGCTGGAGCGCTACATCAAAACGCAGCTGGCAGAGCCGAGCGTGGACTTGGCGCACTTGTTCGAGAACGATAACCACAAGGCGCTGAAGCTGCTGACAAAGGCCGAGAAGAAAGTGGCGGCAGCTGTGACTGCAGCATTCAACCGGTTCGGCGGCCGCATCAAAGCGCAGGCAGCCAACGGCGTGGTGGACTATGCCGGCACTGATGCGATGTTCAACGCGCTGGCGAAGAAGCTGGCGCCGATTTTGGAAGGCGTATACACCGTGCAGATCAAGACTGACTTAAGCCAGAGTTCAATCGAAGTTGATCCTGAGCGCTGGACAAACTCGGCCTTCGATTACGCTGAGCGCGAGGCAGGCACCCGGCTGAACTTGGAGATGAACGCCACAACGATCAAGAACTTGCAGCGCGTGGCGGCTAAGCTGGGGCTTGATCCTTCAATAAGCGCGGCGCAGATCACGGCGGCGCTGTATCCGACATTCAGCCCATACCGCGCAACGCTGACGGCAGTGACCGAAGTCACGCGCGCAAAGGCGGCCGCAACGAATGGCGCTGTTGACATCCTGAAGGAGTACGGAGAAGACCCGGTGCGACGCTGGAGCACGCGCGTCGATGAGCGCGTTTGCCCGGTGTGCGGTCCGTTGGACAACAAAAAAGAAAAGGTGTACATCAAGCAATTTGCGGACGGACCGCCGGCTCATCCTAACTGCCGCTGCCGTATTGGCTTCGAGGTATCCGGAAACAGTGACGACGCTGGAGTGTTCGACTAGTGGCAAAATCTACAATCGAACTTGAGAATGCTAATCTGTTTGCTGATGCGCTAAAAAACATCAACATGGGCAAGGTGATGCAAGAGACCATGATGGAGTTGACAACAGCGGCGCAGAAGTTGGCAGAGTACAGGCCGACACAGATGGGCTACTCCGGCAACGCATTGAAGCCCACAAGCAGCGGCAACAGCATAGTGGGCGGCAAGACATTCTGGAAGCGCGGAGACGGCGCTTATTATGTGGCCAAGCAGAGAGTGCAAAAGGTGACAAAGTTCAGGAATGTAGACGAGGACACCGGCAAGCGGTTTACGGACTTCAAAGTCAAGATGGTAAACGCGCTGAAACCGGTTGGCAAGTTGCGCAGCGATGATCTGCAGGGTAACTGGAATACGCGCATTTCCCAGAACATGCTGGTGGTGGAAGTTGTTAGCGAGGGCGTGCGCTATGCCGGAGCTGTGCATGGTGGAGTTGATGACACTATGCGCCAAAGCTCCGCGATGAAACGGCGCGGCTGGTTATCGGTGGATGAGATGGCCAAAAAAGTTGATTCGAAAGTTGCGCAGTCTGCCGCCAAAGTTGTGGCGCGCGCAATCGCTGATTATCTGGCAAGCAGGGGCGTGACGGCGGCTACATCATGACAACCATTACCATCGAAATCGACGACAGCGGCGCGATTGTGCTGCAGGGGGCAGAGGGTGCCGAGTACGCTGAAAACGGCTTAGAAGGCGACACAGAGGCGCCGGAAGGTGATGTGTGCCCGATTGCGACGCAGAACATAGCGGCAAACTTGGAAGCGCGCGACAACGCCATCGCGGTGGCAAACTACGGGCCGCTTGATCCGGGGCAAGATAACGCCGATTATTGGGGCGCGGCGGCTGACCGCTGGAGCGTATCGGTCGAGGAAGTCAAGACGGCACGCTGCGGCAACTGCGCGGCTTTCAACATTACCAGCCGCATCCGCGCCTGCATCGCCGACGGCATAGGCGGCGTAGATGCGTGGGACGTGGTAGACGCTGGCGATCTGGGCTACTGCGAGGCGTTCGACTTTAAGTGCGCAAGCGCGCGCCGGTGCGATGCGTGGGTGCAGGGCGGACCGCTGACTGACGAGCTGGAGCAGTCGATGCAGCCGCAGCCGGGCGACGAAGAGGACTTGGGACAAGACGAGGTCGAGATCAAGATCGTCGCGCCGGCATGGATGGCGGCTAACGCGCGGCAGGGCATCAGCTGGGTGAACGATGGTTACGGCGGAGACGGCCTGACACCGCAGACATTGCGCGAGGCACGGCTGATGGCCGGCGGCACCGTGTCGGAAGACAAGGCGGCGCGCATGGCGGCGTGGTTCGCGCGGCACATGGTGGACCTGAACGCGCCGGCCGCGATGGTGGGTGCTGAAGGCTATCCGAGCAACGGCGTGGTGGCGCACGCGCTATGGGGCGGCGGCTCGATGACGGACAGCAAGCGCGCGGCAGCGTGGGCACGGGCACGCACTGCGGACAACATTCAGAAAATACGAGGTGGCAAAATGACGAAGAACATAAACGTGCAGATGGTGGGCGGCGCAGTCAAGGCGCTGGGCGAAGGCAAGATCGGCGGCTATCTGGTGCGCTTCACGGACATGCAAAGCCCGGACTTGACCGGCGATTATTTCACAGCCGACACTGAGCTGGGGACGGTCGAAGCGCTGCCGGTGTTGTATCATCATGGGCAGGACGCGATGATCGGCAAGCGCGTGCTGGGAAGCGGCAAGCTGCGCAAGGATGACATCGGCCTATGGGTCGAAGCGCAACTGGCGCTGCGGGACGAGTACGAGGCCAGCATATACAAGCTGGCAGAGGATGGCAAGCTGGGCTGGTCAAGCGGCGCGGTGGCGCACTTGGTGGAGCGGGAGCAGAAGACCGCCAGCGTGTCATGGATCAAGATGTGGTGGGTTGCTGAAGCGTCACTGACACCGACGCCAGCTGAGCCGCGCAACGAAGCGGCAACGATGAAGAGCGGGGAAGCTGCAACGCCAGAGGATGCCGTGAAGGCATCGGCAAGCGTGGCAACCGAAAACGACGGTATTGTAAACATAACAGAGGACACGATGATGGACAACACAAACGACATTGCAGAGTTGAAGGCGTCAATCGCTGCGCTGACCGCGAAGATTGACGAGCCGAAGGTTGAGGCTGGCAAGGCAGCCGCAGTAGTTGGAGCGCTGGGCGGTGATCACGACGGCCACAAGGCCTTCACGCACTGGCTGCGCACCGGACAGAAGAACTACTACACCCGCACCGAGTCAGAGGACTACAGCAGCACCAAGACTGGCATGACCGAAGGCACCGGCACCGCCGGCGGTGTGCTTGTTCCGGAAGGGCTGTATAACCAGATCGTCGCCAAACGCGACGAGCAGTCAATCGCGCGCCGCGCTGGTGCGATGATTATCCAGACTGTGCTGGACAGTGTGCAGGTGCCGACTGAGAACAACAAAGCGGCCTTCGTGCTGCGCACGGAAGCGAGTGCATACACCGAGAGTCTGCCGACGTTCACGTCGCGCTTGGTGGCTGTATACAACTTCTCGAACATGATCAAGGCATCGAATGAGCTGCTGGCAGATCAGCAGGCATCACTCGACGGCTTCTTGATCAACGTGCTCGGCCGTGGCCTTGCGAACGTTGAGAACACCTACGTGGCGACCGGCTCCGGCTCGTCACAACCGCTCGGCATTCAGGCGGGCGGCACAGCGGGCTACACCTTCGCGGGTGCTGCTGCGCTGACCATCGCTGACGTGCTTGGCTTGTTTTTCGCACTGCCAGAGCCTTACACCGTCGGATCACCCGGCCCGGTGTGGGTGATGAAGAACGCCACGCTGGCGTTGATCCGCGCACTGACCACGACCAACTTCGCCTTCAATCAGGTGGAGCAGGCTGGCAGTTCGCAGAGTGGCGCGATGCTGTACGGCTATCCAGTGATCGTGTCGGCTGCTATGCCGGCAGCGACAACCGGCTTGAAGTCGGTCTCGCTGGTAAACTTCGCATCCAGCACCGTGCTGGTTGAGCGCGCTGGGCTGGTGGTTTCCCGCAACCCGTATCTCTACGAGGAGTACGGACAGACGGCGATCTTCAGCAACGCACGCTTCGGCTTTTCCACAACGACTGCGGAAGGCTCGATCTACGGCACGCAGGCCTAGTCATGGCAGCGGTACGCTTCACCACTGCAGTGGCCGGGACTGATTACGGCAACAACGGCGCGAGCTACGTCGGCGAGGAAGGCGAAGAGCTGACCATCTCCGACGAGCTTGAGGCCGAACTGGTGAAGCTCGGCTGGGCCGTGTCCTTGAAGGGCACGGCCTCGGCCAAGCCGAAGCCAGTAGCAAAGCCAAAGAAGGACGACTGACATGGCATACACCACCGCTGCGCTGTGCAAGACTTACATGGGCATCACGACCGCGACCGATGACACGCTCATCGGCACGCTGATCGTGAGGGCGCAGGCGATGGTGGACAAGTACACGCACCGCACATTCGAGGCGAGCGCGAACAGTACGAACTACTTCAACTCGCAGCTCGATGTGTACGGGCGCACGCTGTACTTCAGTGACGGGCTGGAGGCAGCGACCATCACCACGATCACCAACGGCGACGCCTCGGTGATCGTGGTGAACACGGACTGCACGACACTGCCGGCAAACGGCACGCCGATCTATGGGCTGCAGATGCTGGCAAGCTCATCGTATATCTGGCAGATGACAAACGCCGGGGACAACGAGCGCGCCATCAGCGTCTTGGCGAAGTGGGCTTACAGCCTGACTGCGCCGGATGACATAGTGGCGGCAACGATCCGGCTGGTGGCATTCTTGTATCGGCAGCGCGAGAGCAACGCCGATCTGGACCGCGCAGTCAGCGTGGGCGATGGGATGGTGCTACTGCCGGGCAGGCTGCCGGCGGACATCGCGGCGATCTTGGAGCCGTACAGGCGGAACAGCAGGTGAGCAGTCTGCGGTCGATCGTTTCGGCGCTTGCAGCGCTGAGCGTGAGCTACACGGCAGAGGCAACCGGCACGGTGACGCCGACGGCCTACGACATCAGCAGCTTGCCTGCAAGTATGCCGGGCGCTAACTTGCCGGCACGCTTACTGGGCACGACGCGCGGCGACAGCAGCGCGATGTTCAACCCGCTGGCGGCTGGCGTAGGCGATGGGATAGTGATGCACAGCGTGAGCGAGCTGGCGCTAATCGAGCTGGTGGGCTTGAGTCGGGTGGCCGACGAGTGGCCAGACACGATGCGCTATGCGGATGCGCTGCTGGTTGTGCTGCAGGCCAACCGCAGCATATTCACGCGCTGTGAGATAACAGGCGCAAGCACTGCGCGCGGAGTGTTTGAGTGGCCGGCTGGAAGTGGCGAGAACTTCTTCGGCTGCCAGACAATAATCAACGTAACAGAATACCAGTAGAGGTAAAAACAACATGGCTGTATTTTCAGGCAAAGGATTGGTGGTGAAGTTCGGGTCGGACACGCTGACGCACGTGCGCAGCGCAAGCGTCACGACTGCGATCAACATGGTGGACATCACGGCGGCAGCGGACACTTTCCGTGGGCAGCTGAGCACGGTGACTTCGTTCGAGGCAACCGTTGAGATGCTATACGATGACACCACGGACTTGTTCGACACAGAGCTGGCGCCGGGCACTTCGCAGACTTTGGTCGTAAACCCGGAAGGCGTGGCGTCCGGTGCAATCAAGTTGAGCGGCACGGCGATTGTGACGGGCGTGCAGTTTTCTGCGCCCTATGACGGGCTGGTGGTGGCGTCTGTGTCCTTGAGTGGCAACAGCGCGCTGACCGTCGGCACCAACGCGTAAAGGCGGTGGTACTGCAAAACGAGTCGCTGGGCGTTGACGTGGTGCTGCATGAGCTAAAGCAGCGCCACGTCGAGGCCTTCGCGGTACTGATCAAGCCGGCGGCCGAGCTGCCGCTGGCAAAGTACCGGGGCGAGATAGTGCGCGCAGCTGTGTCTTCGGGGTGGATCAAGTCGCCGGAGATGAAGTTGTCAGATGTGGGCGAGATGAAGGTGAGCGCTGTGCGCTGGCTGAGCGAGAAGCTTGCCAGCGTATACACCGAGGCGATGGAGATCGACCCAAAAGCATAATAAACGCCATGCGCTGCGCGCGCGATGGCGCCGAGGCACCTATGGAATTACGCATGGCATGGCAATGTGAACGCTGGCACGCACTGCCAGAGCAGGGCGGTCTACTTGACCAGCCGGCTGGCATGCTGCAACGCATGGCCGCCATGCTGAACGTATACAACGCATTCAAGACTTTCAAGGCAAGCTCCGGCAACCTGATGGCACTGGCAAACAGCCAGCCGCAGGTGCTGGCGCTTGTGCGCGACATAGAGCGCATGGAGATGACACACGATGGCTGATGTAAAGGTGCGCATCATTGCGGTCGACGAAGCCAGCGAG